CCATTGTAGGTCCTTTGATGTGTGGGAGTTAGAAACTCTACCAGACACAAAGTTGTACGGGATACAAAAAGGACGGGGAATTACCCCCGTCCTTTCTCCCTAGAAATAGGCAGAAGCCTACCTAGGCGCGATCAGTCGTAAACGACGGTCGGATTCGGGCGCTTCATCATTCCACCCGTGTTATAAGCGTATTCCCATACGGGCATACCCTCACCTGACATTGAGCCTTGAACAAAGTCACCCAACATTGCAGGAGCTTCAATCCAAGTAGCCGAACCAACATGAGCACGCTCACGCATAGTTTCTTCAGCATACTTGTAGAACATTTCAGGGTTGTTGTGGTTTTGACGACCAGGAGCCGGAGCAGTATCTTCGTAAGCACCTACACCAAAGTCATACGGGACGTCGGTGTCAGTTGCAATACCTTCTTCAAAACGAAGAGGCCCACGGTTACCAGGCATGCTGGGAGCATACGTGCTTTCAAACATCGTTTGCTGGGTTTCGGGGAACATAGGGTTTGGTGAAATAGCCATTCTTAATCCTCCTGTAGGAGCTAGGTATGTATAAAGGTTAGCACCTTTTTTGGGTCATTGCCCAAAGAAGGGGGACTCACTGACGGACACGGTAGGCATAACGTCTACCGTAGACATACAGCATGCAATTGCCAGGGAATCTGGGAAGTCGTCAAACGCTCCCCGTTCATCAGGGGCAGCTGCCAGCATGTACGGACCACGGTAAACCTTTTCAAGGTCTGACATTTGCTGGTTAAATTTCTTCCATACCTTGGTTCTTTTGGCTTTTGAATGTCCAGGAATGATCAATTGTTCACGCTGAATTAACTCTGTTAAATGGACCCAACGCTCATTTTGATTCTTAGCATCAGATGTAACTGCGCTTACCTCAATGTTAGGTAACAGGACTTGCAAACGTTCTGCAACCGCCCCACCAACACCTTGTGAGTCCACCCCAATACGATATACATCGTAATTCCTAAGGAAGTCAATAATCTCAAAGTACTGCTGTTCCCATTCGGTATTGTTAATTTCAAGCCAGTTAAGAACACGGTGCTCGTAAAACCCAAAACCATCAGGATGGTCCCAGTCAACCCAACATACTGTTACTACCGTAGAGTCATTAGACCTAGCTACGTCAATCCCCACAACAACTGGAGTTCTCCACCATTGTTTAACCAGGGCCATTGACGGATCATACAAACGGTTTAGGCGTTCGTCACTTACAAACATTCCCTTTTCAAGGATCCATTTGTTGCAATATGACATTTGAAACTCATCTGAGTCTTCGCCAATGCGTACCTTTTCTTTAGAAATAAACTTTGCGTAGTTGTCATTGTACTTTGAAGCTACGCGCCAGTCATATTCAAAATGCGCTTGCCTGTGGTTGCGTTTTGAGTTTACGTCCCGCCTACGGTTGTATTGGATCATCTTATAGAAATAAGACTTATTACGAGTAGCAGTTCCAGTTAAAACAACTGATCCGTTATTGAACGCCAACATAGGTTTGATTGACTTTGTAATCATAAACTCGTCAGCTTCTTGGGCTTCGTCAATCAATACAAAGTGGTAAGTCTTAGATTCAATCTTTGCCTTAGGGTTACAAGTCTGCATACGGCAGAGCGACCCAGAATGCTTAAGGCTGATAATACGGCCCTTACCTCGTGACCCACCTGACGTAGCTTTGTCGTCAATCTCTGGGTCAAGGAGGAAATCTAGGGCGTGTTCACTTGTAAGTTTGCTTACAATGCGGCTAAAAACGGTGTCTGCTTGATCTTCAACTGGGGCAAAAACACCACACCAAAAGCCCTTTTCAAATTTGTCTAACCAGGTTGGGTACACCTTTGAAAGCTTAGGAAGAATAACCATCATTGCTGCCATGACATTAGAAAGCACTTCTGATTTACCAGACTGACGGGTGGCAACCAAAGTTACTTCTTCACCATCACCTAAAACAATGGATTCAATAATGCGATAGGCAATAGGAACTTGGTATGGAAAAAGTTTAATATTACAAAATTGTTCTGTAAAAAGAACAAGCTTTAATACAAGTTCATCAACAAACTCTGCTGAAGTTTCGTCTAACTCAGTTCCAGCAATCTCTTCAAAAGCCTCATCTTCTACGTCAGCGTAGTCAATGTCTTCCATTAAGCTTCCTTACGATCTCTTAATTCTTTCCAAATTTCTGTAAGAACATTTAAATGAGAAGACACTTCATCTGGGCCTTCCTTGTATCGCCATTCATCAAATGACTTACCAAGACCCATAACTGAAATAGAAAACCAATCAAGTAATTCTGGAGTACCCAGTTTAGAGATACGGGGGATTGAGGAACCTTTTGATTGTTCTTCAATCTTTTGTTTCATAAACAACTTCATTGCCAATCTCCAATTTCTAATACGGATGTTTCCATGACTCGGCCCTGCATAGCGTACAGCAAACCGTCAAACTCATCTAGGTCATCAGTTGTTTTTGTTTTCTTACTTAACCCAATTTGGAATGAATAATTATTCATTTTTAATTGAATGCCACGACCTACTCGCCATGGAGAACCCGTTTGACGCATAAATGCCATAGCCAGTTTTGGAGTTTTACTTGTTGCGTTGTCTTTAAGAACCCAATAAATAGGACCAATTGTATGCAAATTATTCATTTTTATCTTTCGTTATCTGGTCTAATTACCATCCATCTTGCTAACTGGTCTTCGTTAAAAATCCAGTTATCGTATGGACTTCCACCGTCCATTGTATTTTTATGCAAATCTTTGTAACGTGCACCCATAGAAGGGCTATAAGGTTCGGCACTACCCAGTGTTTTTATACGTTTACCAAGAGAGGTTGCATTCTTTAATCCTAGCCATTGCATACCCGTTTGATTTTTATAAATAAATAAAGTACTTTTTCCTTTGCTTGGTCTAGCAAACGCTACAAGAATATCCCCAACAACACCAAATTGTTTTGAGTACCCCATAGCTGGAAGAAGTTGAGAAGCAAAAGGTGTAACTTGATCTGTACCCTTAGATGTGGGTATGAACTGCATAGCATGCACTCTAGTAGATTTATCTGGACCTTCGTTGTAGAAGGTGGGTACTAAATCTGGTCTTGGGTATGCTTTATCAACTCCAAATCCGGATGCTTGACCAATAAAGTCAATGTATTCAGGAACAGGAAGAGAATCATCTTCTGTTTCTTCTGGGGCTACATCTTCATCCGTTTTTTTGCGAGCTTCTTCTTCTCGTTCGTCTGCCTCCCTATCTTCAGCAGCCCTACGTTCTTCACCTTCTAAATACTCAATTGCTTTGCGACTTCTAGGGGTATCATAAATATCAAATTCACGATCTCGTCTAGCTTTTTCTCTTTCGTCGTAACGGTATGCACCTTCAAGAAGTTCATCAAGCCATTTATTTGGCCTAGGGGGGCTATCAGGATTTAATAACTCTTCTAAGCTTTTTCCTAAACCCCTTTTTTTCTTACTAGCCATAAGTACTCCTAGTTGTAAATAGAACCGGTAGCTTGATAACCATCTAACCTAAAGAAGAATGCTAATAGGTTTTTACTAGGGTTTGTAAATGTTCCGTAGTTACTATTTGGTTGGTCAAACCTAGTACTTTGGTATTCAGTAACCTTTAGAGAACGATTACTAATTGATCCTCCCCCTCGGTTAAAGTTTATAGTAAATGGAGATTGTGAAGTAATACCACCTGAAAAACCTTCATATATATCATTTACGTTAAACCCTTGAGCTGCGGTCTTAGTACTAGGTAGTGGCATCGACTCTACAAAATTTCCTGCGCCATTTTGAGCATCAGTTAAAACAAAATGTAACCCTTGGGTGTTACCAAAATCACCTGAGGTATTTGGTACCGTTGCGCTGACAGTAGCTCTTTTTATAGACACTTTTGCAGTGTTTACGTAGATAAACCCAGTATTCCAAGGCTCAGCAGGAACTTCTGGGAAGTTAAGTATGATTGCACCAGTACCATTAGCAACTCTTTGTCTACCAATATGGACTTCAGCAAGTGCGGTGTCCAACCACCACGGGGCTGTAGACCAACCAGTTGTCAAAGCACCACGATACGAGGCCCCATTGTTTTGACCTGCTGCGTTATTTGCGTACACATAAAATCTATAGTTTTTATTTTCTGAAACAGCAACATCAATAGATGTACTTGTTGTTGATTGCACAGTTAAGTTAGCAATCACGTTTTCACTGCCATCAACTTCATAAGGATAAATGTAGTAAGTAACAGTACCTGTTCGGTCACTATCAGTGTTGGTAGTTACAGAGTTCCATTGAAGCTTTGCAGTAGTTCTGTCATCCGCTGACATTCTTGCCCAATTTATAGTTGGAACACTTGGGATAGTTGGATTTGTCAATACAGAACCAGAAGTGCGAGCACTACTAACGCCAGTACCAGGAGAGCTGGCTATTGCTTTAATTGCAACAGTATGAGATGTGTAAACTCCCAAACCGCCAATGTTAAAGCTTTGACCAGGGGAAACTCCAGTGTCTAGGTAAGTTCCCCCATCAAGACTGTATTGGTATTTAGCAATTGGGTAGGTACCAGCTGTTGAGGAACCAAAGGAAACAGTAAGAATAGTTGTACCAGCTGATGAAACACTAACTGAAGCTGGAGTTCCTGGGACTACTTCATTAGAAGTTGCTTGCGATTTTTCTGCTTCAACACTGTATTGGTTTGCAAGGTCTTTTGCGCGGACTTTAATGTTATAAGTAGTTGAAGTGCTCAAACCAGTCAAAGAAATGGTACGTGCTGAAGCACCCAACACAGTCCAGGTGCCAGAGTATGAAGCTGCTGAAGTCTTTGCTTGGTACTCAATAGCCGTAATAGGGAATGCGCCTTCTGTAACGGTTAGAGAAACAGTTACAGTTGTGGCAGTAGCCGAAGAAGTTAAAACAGGGGTGCCAGGAGGATCAGAACTTATGATTCCTAAAGCTCTGGCTGATGCTCCGGTAAATGTATTGAATGTGGGCATTAGGCAAACTTAGTCCTTGATGCAAAAACTGTGTAGCTAGGTGGAGATGTAGCTGCAGTTTTAACAATAGAGTAGGTGTAAACGTCAATACTAGAAGCATTTCCTGAAGTTGGTGATAGGGCGTTTTGCCACTTCAAAGTAATGTTGTTTCCAGACGTAGACGCTGGTAGCCCGTCAATTTGAAGAGTTGTTGGGTACGCACTAGTAGCCGATGATCCAGTTGTTACGGCTACTGATACCGTGATACTTTGCCCAACCGCAAGGAGTGAGCTAAGGGTTACAGAGGATGCTCCTGCAATATTAGGAATCCATCCAGTTGAAGTAGCCGTTGTATAAAACCATGCACTTGAAGTGTTCACATAGATTGGTTGAGTACTAGCAGGGGAACTTGCTTGTACTGACCATTTTTCTAATGGAGAAACCAAAGAGTTTTGAACTAGGTCTGTAGACCAAACTAACTGACTACTACCAGCAGTTAAGACAGCATTTGACGAAGCACTTTTAGTTAGTTTGCCGTAGGTGTCAGAACCAGTACCTACAATTAAGTCACCAGCAGCATCAAATGTACCAGCGGTGACAACGTAAGCGTCGTTTACTTTTAAGTAAACCTCACCAGTTGAGCCCATATCTCCAGCTGAGGCGGTTCCATAAAGGCTAGTGCTAGCACCGTAAGTCAAACCGGTACTTGCATAAATACCAGTAATGTCACCCATGTTTGCTGCGCCTGGAAGGGCGCTCCATGTATCTGAACCAGTACCGACTTTAAAGAGCTTAGCTTGGGTGTCAAAACCAATCTCACCTGCAGCAAGGGTAGGGTTTGCGGTACTCCAATCGGAGGTATTACCGCGTCTAATTTGAATTCTTACAGCCATTAAGGGCTCCTTATCAGCCGAACATCTTCTTCCATGTTACAGGACCGACGGAGCCGTCCGCAGTTAGACCATTAGCAGTTTGCCATGCTTTGAGTGAAGCAACAGACTTAGGGCCAAAATCGCCATCGGCTTTTGCACCAATGATTGCCTGAACCAAAGAAGCGGCAGCACCTTTTGAACCAAGTCCTACTGGAGTACCTGGATAATCAAACTTCATGCCACCGCCAGCAGGTGCTGCTGCAGGTGCCGCTGGAGCGGCTTGTACTGAACCATCAGGGGATGCGTCACCAAGGCAATACTGCCAGTGCCAAGCTTCAAACTCTTTAGAAGCGGGGTTATTACCCTGAAGGTAGAAACCATACTTGGGAGCATTAGCGCACATCCACTGGAACGCAGGAACGTTCACACCAAATGATGCAGTCTTGCCACCTTGGTCATACCCAAGGTCAATAGCAAGGCCCCAACCGTGGTTAGAACCCTTAAGGCCAGTAGGGTCTGGTGCAGCCGAGGGGGCTTTGCCCTTCTTCAACCACCAGGTCTTACCCTCATATTGACGGGTTACACCAGTGCCAGTATCAGTTGTTACATAGCGATCCATGAACATTGTCAACTGACCCTGGAATGAGCGGTAGTCGCCAACGTTCTTTAGCTTGATGCCAGCAGCAATAGCGGCGTCGTACAGCTTGTTAAACTCTGCCGCAACTGGTGCGTACATCTTGCCACCAGTTTTAATTGGGGCAAGAACACTTTCAGCCAACTGACCATTCTTATACTGCTTAAGGGCGGTAGGAACAACAAGTTTAATAAAGGGTAAGTTCACTTTTCACCCTTACCAAAAGCTTCGTCTTTAGGATTGAAGAAACGAATGGCAACTGGCAAAGCCGCAGCCCAGAGGGCGTTAAGAGTAAGCTTTACGTCCTGTGTGGCAGTGTAGGTAGCCACTGCGGCTCCAAGAACGCTACGGGCGTAAGAGGCAATCAAAGCCTTATTTTGTTTTGTAAGATACATGCGCGTAATCACTCTTTCTCCTGAAAACCAGGTGCATTAGGGGCTTTCTGTATAGCATCAATTGTAGCCTCTA